AGCAGGTTTTTCATGAGCTTGTTTTATTACTTTTGAAGAAGGAACATTAGGCATTGCACGTCCTGATTTCTCAGCAGCCGCTTGTGCTTTTCTTAAAGCTTTAGCAGCTCGATACCTTTTCCATCCTGTAACATCCCCTTGCATAGCTGTATGAGTTAAGTCTTTTGCTTTTATAAACTTTCCCATAACAGAAGCACTTGCCTCCGATATGTCAAAAGCTTTGAATCTGTCATTCACAATCTCTTCAGCCATTTCATCCAAACCTTGAATCTTTCCATCAAGAATAAGAGCCATAACTTGAGGATCAGTAGCTTCATCTTCTAAAAAATTCATCAGCTGTAATTTAGCTGCCTTTGTCATTTTAGATTCTTTAATAAAATAAGCAGCTGTAACTCTTAATTTATCCATTTTAAAAACTCCTCCCGTTAGTACTTAGTCCTTGCTTTAGTTATTTGTTTTTCAATATGTTTTATTTGATCCACAAATCTTTGTCTACATTTGTCTGGTTTATTAGTTCCTGCACACTTAGGTGCTTCAGCTTTCAATGCTCGCAACTTCTCATGATATGATCTGAGAATAAAACGCTTCTTACATAACTTCTTCTCAGGACCTACTTTATCAGCACATGCCTTAGCAGCTTGTCCAAACCGATAACTGTAAGCTTGAGATGCTTTATTAAGCGCTGTATTAAAAACAATATCTTGCGCAATTACAGCTGCCAAAGGGGCAATCTCTAAAATAGCTTTATCTAATTCTGCTTCATCTATTTTAGAAACTTGCCCCACTTCGCCAGTAGCAATAAACAATTTAACTTGTGTATCGCTTGCATCTCTTAAATAATTTAATAATTGAAGTTTAGCTGGTTTACTTAAATCCGACTCACGGACTAAATAAAACGATAAAATTCTCAAGTCTCTCATAATTAGTTCCTATTATCCAGAACCTGTACCAACAGTAAGGCCGTAATTCTGAACGTTTTGTTTAGAAGCTTTAAAGATTTGATTAGCGAATGTGGTACATTTGTTTAATACCCACTCTTCATGCCATGCATAGTCAACGTTAAATTCAATCTCCACATCAAGTCGACCAACAGTCTCTACATCACTTGTAAATAAGTCCTGTGGGTCCTTTGATGGGAATACGCCATCGTAGCAAGCATAATATTCTACCGTTACACCATCAGGTGCAGTTGTCCAGTAATAGAGTAATCCAGCATATGTTGATTTAGTATATCCTTCACCGTTTGGTTGTCCATCCTCTAAATCTGTCGCACCAGTTCTATAGTCTCTAATCATTTTAACCCAACCATGCATAATATCCAAAATTGGGGTTTTATTAAATTCGAAGAACTTAACAGATACTGTATTACCATAATCAATATTACCTGGCACGGCCCATTTTACTCCACCAAGTCCAGTGTATTCAACTTTATTTAAAGTTCCTCCAGGTGGTGTTACAGAAAGGCAGGAAGCAGCCAATACATTTTTAACTGCATTTTCGTCCATTGCAGAACCGCTTAGTCCTTTATAATTATTCAACACTGTCACCAACTGAAATGGAAGTTTATCAAACCAAATGAAGTGATATCCAGTTACGTAAGGGTCAGCAACTCCAACATTTGTTCCACCAAATTTTCTACTAAACACATTAGTTTGTACGTTTGCGAATGATGTTCTAGCAGCCATCGAAATTTCCTCCTTGTTGTCTTACGACAACTTATACTTAATACGCTTTTTGATAACATTCATAACTACATTCCAATCTCCATTGGGAATGTGAATGGCTTTGTCATCAATGTAAAAATCCGCTGCAAGTTTGTCTCCTGTAATTTTATCATAATAAATATCATTTTTATCTAACCAATCAGCTACCTGATTGATTTGATCTTGTCTATCTGATCCCATCTCCTTACAGTTTCCTACTGAAGCTCTAGATGTGAATATAACTATTTCATAACCATTTTTTCTTAAAAAATCAATAACCTCTTTCGCACCCACAAAAGGTTCATCATAGATAGTTCCATCTTTATAACCTTTTGAGTATTTATGAATGGTCATATCTAGATCAATCATTGCTCTTTTTTTATGAGGGCCGATTACCTTTTGCTCAGGAAAAACAGTTCTAAGTATTTGCTTTCTTCTTTTTTTTCTCGACGTCGGAAAAGAATCCATTGCATAATCCTCTTCTGTTCTTCGAAAAGCTCTTAAACTTAATATACTCATATTTTAAACCCAGCACAATTTTATATTTTGTTCTAGATTTTTACCACAATTAAAAGTTCCCTAAACTATATATATTAATAATTGAAAGGATAATTTTATGATACGAAATCCATGTAAAAAATGTGTGGTAAAAGTCATGTGTTCACAGAAATGTGATGATATAAGAAAGTGGAATAATCTAAAAAGAATTTGGAAGAGTACTTTTTTTACTACAATACGAGCAATTGGAGTAGCAATGACAGGAATTACAATATTTATTTTTATAGTTATAATCATTGGTATAACAAAAGGATAGGGGGAAATCATATGTCAAAAAGCGGTGGAGGTTTTAGTATTGGGACCATAATTTTTGTGGTCATTATAGGTTATAATTTTTTATTTGACGACGATGATGAAAAGGAGGTTCAAGTTATCGAACAAGCTGAAGAGATGGTCGTGGATGCAGAAGAGAATATCAAGCCAAAAGACAAAGGTATTATCACTTCAGTCAAAGAGAAACTCAGAGAGGCAAGGGATTCTGAACAGTTCAAAGTCATTTTAGAAAAAGTTAATAATGCTATTGATGGAACAGATGAAAAGGAGGAAATTATAATAGAAGATACACCGGAGGTTGAACCCGAACTTGTCGAAGAAAAATCTACAGGTCCACCTCCCAAGATTGTTACTATCGAGCCAAAAGACGAGCAACCACAAACCAATAACTTTGAAAAACTTTAATTGAAAGGAGTTAACATGTTTCAAAAAATTGCGTGTAAGATTGTATCAGTTATCCGTAAAATGAACCAGTGGTGGGACAAGGATGAGGAAAAGGAAATTTCCACAATCATCGCCGGCGGCCTGATTTTGCTGGGCATCATAATCCTCAACAAAGGCATCCTGTTCATCATCGCTTTGATCCTTATTGCTAATCGTGTCATTCACAGATTCAACATGTGGACCAAGATGGAATCTCAACTATGTGACGTGGACGAAACGGTAGCAAGTCAAGTTCCTTAGAAAGAAGATGAAAAAGACGACTAGACACTTCAGAAATGAAGACTACGAAATCTTCTTTGATACTTCAACAGGTTTCGAAATAATGAGGGGAGTCAACGGAAAACCAGATCCATTCTGTTTAGAGCTTCCCTCATTATTAGACATTGGTATCATGGGGCATTGTAATAATAAATGCACCTTTTGTTATCAAGGTCATGATGAAGAGCCGAATATGAAGTTAGAAGACTTTAAAACTATTATAGACCAGGTCAAGCATCATACAAGCCAAGTCGCTCTTGGTGGTCGTGGGGATCCAAACTTGCATGAAAACTTTAAAGAGATTGTTGAATATGCAAGGAATAATAATGTGATTCCTAACTATACCACAAGCGGTTTTGGTTTAACATATAAACAAATTGAATTATCAAAGATGTGTGGTGCTGTTGCTGTAAGTGAATATAGGCAAGATGAAACTTACTCTTCCATAAAAAGATTGATGGATGCTGGAATAAAAACAAATATTCATCTCATTTTTTCAAATGGGAATTTTCAAGACTGCGTTAAAATATTACACGGAGGCGATCCTTGGGATCCAAAATTTAAACAAAGTGGACCCACTGTTGATATTAACAGATTAAATGCAGTCATATTTCTATTGTTCAAACCCGCTGGTGCAGGAGTAAATACTCCAGACATGAACCCAAACAAATATCAATTCGATGTTTTCTCAGATCTCATTTTTAAATCCAAAGCTAAATTCAAAGTTGGAATGGATTCATGCCTTGTCAATCATGTTCTTTACAGAGTCGAACCAGATCCAATACAATCTATGTCAATTGATACCTGTGAGGGTGCCAGGATGTCTGGTTATATAACTCCTGATATGAACATGAAACCATGTAGTTTCGCAGAAAAGTCTTATGAGGTTAAGATAACTAACAATCAAGACATAAAATATATTTGGAATCATTCACAAGTATTTAGTTCATTCAGGAGTAAACTAAAAAAGAAACCGTCAACTTGCCCGATAGGATTATAATATGAATGATATAATTAATGAAGTGCTCGAAAAATTTTACAAGTGGAGTAAGTTAAAAGCTCCTCCTCCTGAACCAAAACCAACTGGAAATGCAAATCTCGATGATCCCGAAGGTCATCGAGATGCAAATCTTACAGTGGATCAATATTTCATGGCCGAAGTTGTTGCAGTCCCTCCAGACTTTGAGATAACAAATCATCTCAAAATGAGGGAGGCGGCAGGGATATTTGATCATAAAGATGTTAATCTCCGGCAACTGGTTACGGTTTCAATGGCAGTCAGGGCAACACCAATATTCTCAGTTCTTAACAACCCTCTTATAAATCCTTTTACATGTATGTATTTTCTCAATATCATGGGAGAATTAAAACTTATTATAAATTCTGTCAATAATCCTATCAGAAGAAATCAGGAAGAATATACAACTTTTCTAAAACGATGGAATAAAGACAGGCATACATACGTAAGAGGGCAGGACGTTCTGAGAATGAATTTTATTATTATTAACTTGGTGCCCCTCTATGCTCAAAAGGTTGTGGATGAAGCAGTTAATGCAGTTAAATCAGTTGTAGAACACACTCAAGATGTTAGACAAATGAAGGAGAAATTATGATACGAAAAATATTAATAATCACAGCACTTATTTTGATTCCGGCGATTTCATTTGGTGGACAAAAAGCGGTTCGAATTGACAGATTTGAGGCCATTGATAAAATCGGCCCCAATGATTATGATCTTGAGACCCTGCGGATTGATGATCCCGAGAATCCATTTGTTAGCATCTATGTAGCACATATAATTGGAACAGGATTTCAATTCTCAGACCCCAGCAATGTGTCGATAGCTTGTCGTCTCACAGGGAAAATCCCTGTTGATAAGGATGGTAAGCAGGTCATAAACAAAAAGACAAATCATAACATTGCAAATATCCAAAAATCCATCGGAACCAAAAACATGAAAATCTCAAGGGCTTATGATAAGAAGAAACATGTTCTTATCTATAATGTCTATACAACCAAATTATTTGATGGTTCCATGAAACACTCATTATCAGTTGTTTCATTGGGTATACCACTCGCACCTTGATTGATGCAGGATTAACGACGGAACAAAGGCGATCTGGGTTTCTAACCTTTCCCAGATCGCCTTCATTTTTTTGCTTATCTTATAAAGAAATTTAATTCAATTTGTTCAACAATTCTGGTCGGTTCTAATGTTACATTAACGTGGAATCTCTTTGTGCGTCTTTCATAATCTGTAGCACCAACGTCCACTGAGTATGAATAAAGACCACGTTTATTTTTGATGACTTCAAGGAAGTCAACCAAATTAGTTGAAACCTGTGACCATGTAATTTCATCATTTTGTTCAAAGATGAAGAATCTACAGAACTCTTCAAATGCTCTCTTAATGAACAGAACAAGTCTAACAATATTTAAATCTTGAAGAGCAGTTGCTCTTGCTTGAGTTGTTAATTGTCCCCATACAACATAACCAGGATTAAATTTAACAATTGGATTTAGTTGTTTGAGGTATAGCTGATCTCTTTCTCCAATACGTGGATTATATCTCAGCTCTTTAATTGTATCAATTGCAGCTCTATTGAAACCAGCAGCTGCAAACCAAATTTCTGCAACATTATCATTTCTTGGTAAGATGTAAGACATGTGATAAATAGGTGAGAACCACACATCTTGACCAGTCCATAAGTCAAACACTTTATTATATGATTCATAAAGCGATAGAAAATAAGTATTGAATGTATGAGTATTATTTCTAGTTGATAGAGCCGCTGAAACTGTTGCATTATCTCCATTATCTAGAATACCCACAGCATTACGTATTGTTTGAACTAATGTACTGATTGATGTTTTTACATCAGTTGGATAACCAGCATCAAATACCATTGAATAGTAAATATTTTCACTGTCTAAAACATCTTCATCAATAACTCCACCATAACCCTGAGCCAGAAGTGTTGTAGCTTCAACTGTATCTAAATTACCAGCTGAATCAAGTAAATCACCATCACTTCCTTTTCTTATTGGAACTGGATCTGAACTTGCAAATGGTTCAGCAAATGAGTTAAAAGATTGTTTGATTCTATACTCAATATCAGGATCAGTAGGATCAAAATCTGAAGTATTTCCATTCCAACTTTGAGCTGCTGTAGTTAAAACTCTTTCATTAAACACATTAATTGTTTCATTATCTATACCACTTGCTGCTCCCATCCAACCCCAAATTTCAACACCTTTAGCATCTTTTGCAATAACTACATAATTAGCACTTCCAGTTTCAGGATCTGTATCCCAATCAGTGAAATCTTGTTTAGTATCTGTAATTGTTGCAGCACCATCTGTTATAGTTGTTGAAACTGTTCCGATGTCTTGGTCGTAAATTTTAACAGCAATATCGTAACCGCTTGATAGTGCTCCAGAAACTAGTTCCATTTCAGCTCTTAAAACTGCTGAATATGTGTTTAGAATATCAACAATCCAAATTGATCCACCAGCAGTATCTTTAGCAGTAGGATCAAATGAGATTTCAAATGATTCAATAATCTCATCATCTCCATCAGATTGTCTTTCATAGATATCCATTACATATGTATCCCAAAGAGTTGGGTTCGCAGCTTCTGTAATTCTTATTCCAATGTTATTGTACCATTGTCCTCTTCCAATTGGATACAGAGTACAAACTGGATAAAGCGGAGTCGATTCAGAACCTAAATTTGTCTGAATAGAAGCAACATTATCTAAACTATCTACAAATGTAATTGAGATCGAAGCTGTTGTATCTGTAGCTGTTAGTGTAGCATCCAGTCTCATATTTGCATATAAAGCATTATCTGACAGACATCTGATCCAATAAAGGGCGCCAGATTCTCCCAAATAGTTATATGCATTGTATGGACCTTGACCGTAATGTTTTCCATAAGTCGCAATATTTGGTTCCCCGAACTCTGAAATAAAGTCGGCTCTTGAACCGATAAATCTTAATTTGTTGTCTTCTCCTTTCTCAGTCAATCCACACATAAAACCAATGGTCGATGGTACGGCCTGTACGAATGTAGAAAGGTCAATTATTTTGGTGTATACACCTGGTGATACATTTTGAGGCATAGCTCAAATTCCTCCTATTAGATTCTCTCTAAAATGTTTTTCATCTCTACAAGTTTAGCTTCCTTTCTTAGACGTACAAAAACCACCTGAAAATTATGCGTCTATCTTCAGTTTTAATAAGTGATGGGAATGTTACTCTGGAAAATAAAGTAAAGTTTTCACTTCCATCCACGCCGTAACCTCCCAATGAGGATTCTGCTGTATATAATCCTGCTTCACTTAATTGATAATTATTTGCATCATTAACTCCAATAACAGTAGTTATCTTTATAACCAACCACTTATCATCATTCATTGAATCTTGCTCAAATTCAATTGAATCAAATGGATGTTTATAACGACCTAGTTCTGGATGATCATCATCTGTAATAGTCCAAATATCTGCGCTCGATGAATCAGTAGCATTAATCATAGCTAATGAATATAAATCGGTATCTGTTAAAATAGGTGGTATCGGATCAAGAGGATCCGCAGGGAGAACACCCCCGTCGCCCAGACCAAACCATGTTACAAATTCATCTTTGGTAGATGTAACCTCTAGGTTTTCGAAGTTCATCATTCTTTGAGCTAGCTGTTCTCTTCCTTGATACAATACTAGATTGTATCTCCCAACAAGTTGCTTTTCACCATCTTTAGTTTCTTCATATATTTCGACATACCCTTCTGGTTTTCCTCTAACGCCACCTCCACGTCCAACGGAGTCTGCCAGACATTTATCTCCATAGAAATCTCTAATTTCAATCTCTGTAGTTTTAATCTTTTTATCGGTCATGGTTTAAGTCCCTTTTCAATACTTGAGGATATACTTTATATTTTGTTCTTATTAGGTATAAGGTTTGGAACTATATATATTAATATCTGAAGAAGGATTTTAAATACTTTTTGAAGGAGGTATTAATGCCATTTGACTTTGAAGTGTCAATTGATGGTAAAGATTGGGAAACGATTCCGGAGCAAATATTTTATGACTCTTTATACAGGCATGCCAATAGAATAACTCCACTAATCAAGGATATGCTTGCAACCAAGGTAATGGTATATGGGAATATAAGATACCGGATAATATGCGTGAAAAAAGAATAAAATGGAGGTTAAAATGTTAGGAAAAAATAATAGCAACGTACCGATCAAATGTAATAAATGTCATTATCTTTACTATGTCGATCCATCTAAATCAAACGATCCATGTGAGATATGCGGAGCAAATGATGTTGAGCAGATCTCGGAAACTGATGCGATGAATCATGTTCGGGCAGCATTGAGGTTATAGAAAAAAGGGCGATGGGGAATAACGGGCTTCAATTTACCGTTACTCAAGTATCCATCGCCCTTCCGCACAATCATAGATATATCTACGTTTTTTTGTTCTAAATATTACTCAAGAAATGTGCCACAGTTAGCACAATACTTTGCAGCAGAAGTTGATCTGTTACCACACGTTGGACAAGTAGCTTTTCTTTTAACAGTTATTGCCTCTTGTATAGGTTTATTGGTTTCACCAGTTAAACCTTTTAAATTAATAATAATAACAGCAGCATCTTCTAATTGGCCAATACTCGAATATCTAAATGATTGATTAACTTCAGATCCCTTAACAGTAATTCCCTCATCCGCATCAGGTTGAACTCCCAATGTATCAACCTCTAACGAATCCATTGTCACATTACTTTCTGAAACACTATTATCAATTGTAGATGAAGATACTGGAGGTGGACCAGATGCACTTGCTGCTATAGGAACTGCAGAATTACTATATGTGGCTTGACCTTTTTTAAGAATACCTCTTGATAGATTCCAATTAGGTGTATTGTAGTAAGTCCATCGGATTGGTTCATGATGATGATATTCATAATGGTGAACTTCTTCAATAGTCTTTTTGATCCATGGTTCAGGTTGTGGCTTCTCATAAGCAAACTCAACACGAATCATTCCATCATCTGCTTTGTCACCTCTATGATCAGCAATCTCTTTTGTCTTATTAATAAATCGAAAACGATTGCGTGCAACATTTCCCCGAAGGAATCCTTGTAATTCAGTCGAACTGTTTGGATCAAGAATTAACGAATGGCTATCAAGTACATCTTCACCATCAATTGATACATTTACGGAAGCTCTTCTGGAGTTTAGGTTTTTTAGATAGAGAGTGTATTCACACCCAAATGGAAGGTAGACCGCCCCATCTTTTACTCTGAGGATATGGCCGTTTACTTTTACTTCAGCTACGAATTTGTCTTGGTATGTCATTTTACTTTCTCCTTTACAGGTCACAGACTAAGACCTCATTTTTGTATTTTAGAGTCTGTAGGATTTTATAGGAAATACCTATATATGTATGTTCCTACTATATATATTAATAACTAAGAGAAATGAACTATTATCATTTCTCAAAACAAAACACTATGGAGGTGTCAAAATGGGTATATCAGAAACTGATTTTTACAGAGGAAAGTGTGATGTATGTGGACTATTTATTGACTCAGTATATTGTGACAAAGTCGCAGATGGATACAAATGCTACGGTTGTGGAGAAGTCCACAAAGTCAACTTCGAACAAAAATACTTTGTCAGGTTGGCCCACATAAGCGGAGCCATCAAAACCGGTCGGATAACCATTCGAACGTCTATCAGCACCTTTATAGAACTCCTCGGCACCCACGGTTGGTGCGCCAGCGAATGCACCAGGTTGAAAATCGACCCGGATACGGGACGTTACTATGAAAAACTCTCAGTCTCTACAGCTAAAGCATAAAGGAGAACATATCAAAATGGGAACCAAAAAATCTTTACTATATTGTGACCCATGTGGTAAGGGAAACAACTTACCAATCGACCCCGATAAAGTTGTGAAAGGAACCTGTCAACTGTGTAACAAATTCATGGGCCCATTAAACGAGGTCATGGAAGAAGACTACGTTTCCAATGACATTTCGCAGGAGGTCCTTAAAGTCGGAACCTTTGAAATTCAGCAAATGCCAAACTTCCTCGTCGGAATGAACCCGAAAGATATTCATCCGAACTTGCCATACAAGATCATATCTCAGGATCTGGTCTTCTACTTTCCTTCATTGAGTGATGATCCGCTGAAGAGGAAAACCTTCATCACCGTCAACCCCATTCAGGGAACCCAGTTCAAAACTACAATGGTCAACCGAAGAAACTCGGATGAAAACAGTTTGGATACATAATCCTCCCGAGGTTATGAGCCCGAGCTTATACTGCTCGAACAAGTCCTCCCTTATTCCTTCATTGTGATGTGGATAGGGGAGGCAAGAAGTGGGGGCATACGCCAGTGGGGCCATAAGTTGAGAGGTCGTCTTGGCAGCCTATCCTGGTAATGATGACCCCCCCACTTTTTTTGCCTAGATACTCTTTCCGTAATAAGTACCATTCCACATAAACGACCCATCAATAATTATAATCATATAAATGTTGAAATAACCAGTAGCAGGTAAATGCTCAACAACGCCGAACCCATTGATCCAAAAGTTTGGAGCATTCTTTTTATAATCAGGTTTGATGTTACATAGGCAGGGAAGTGCTGTGGCAGTATGATAACCTTTACGGTCGACTGGAGAAACCTTAGCATACATTTGAGGATTATGAACATGTGAGTAAACAACGTTTCCTTCAAATGCTTCGAGTGTTTTTGCTGCATGAAATTTATTCCAATAGTATCCATGTATAACACTTAGTTTTCCAATCTTATAAATTTCGTTGAATGGAATTATTTTATAACCCCTATCCTGTAACTTGAGATTTCTGTCAAGTTCAATCATTTCCTCAAGTTCAGGGTGTACTTCAATATACCACTGAAGTCTTTGTTCATGGTTTCCAATAAAGAATGTTCTTCTTGTTTCAGATCTTGTGATTCTCTCATGAAGTTCTAATACATCTTTGTTAAAATTATTAAAATCCCTTATTAATCTTTGTCCTTCCTTTAAAAGAGGTTTGTTCCTATTCCATCCAGATATACAATCCAGAGATAATTGATCTCCCATATAGACAATTTCGTCTGGATCATAATCCACCATAAACTCTCCAACAGCATCCATAACTTTTAAATCATAGTGTGGATAATGAATGTCTGGTAATAGAATAGTTTTTTGAATTTCAAATGGGTCGCCATCAGATGTAGTTTTAAATTTACATCTGTCAACAAATGATCCTGCATATTTACTTACAGTCCTTTCAGAACAACCGACAACACGGGCAATTTCTCTATTGTTTAAAATTGAGCTTTTACCTAACTTTATAATCTCTTTCTTAAAAGTTGTTTGATTTGGCATATATAAAACTCCTCCAAGTAATTAAATTTAAAGGGGATTTTATATTATGTTCTAAAAAGAAAAGATATTGATTTGAGTTAAACTGTTGGATTTAAACTGGATACACTCTGGAGGGAATCTTAAGCAAAATCTTGTTGTTCTTGAAGCAGACTTCCACTTCCATCTTCAAGATCTAACTTACCACCGTCTTCTTGTAATAAATAAACAGGAACTGTTGTTTCTATCATTTCAATCTCAACGAGATCAAATCCATGTGTGCAATCAAATGTACCACCGGAATCAAAATCGGCAAACCCACCTGATTGATAATAAGTAGACAACTCTACTAACGTATCGCCGGATGTAGTGTCAAGAAAATATGTTGATGTTGTATCAGTGAGTACCTCTGAGGTTACAATTGCTGTACTGTCAAGATCGGCAGGAACACAATTAAGACCATCATGAATATTATCTTGAACTTCAATGAATAACTCTTGTGGCATATCTGTTACTGCGCCAAGGTCGTGATATGAACCACAATCGTAATATTCTCTAGAATAAAATTGAGGCGCAGTTGTAGCATCAAAACATGCTGTAGCATCTTGTCCGCAACATGGAGAACTATCACCTGTTAAAAAATCATGAAAAGTCGGTTCAACATCAATGGTATCAAGTCTATCTTCAACTATAATGCTTTCAGTTAATCGACTTCTAAATTCTAACATCTCCAATGGAATCAATCTGGCTCGATAAGGTTTCCAAAAATTAACAACGTCTCCCATTTGTGAAATAAGAGAATCAAATCCACAAAGAAGATAACCCAGATTCATAAATCCATAACTTATGTTTGAACGGACCCATTCACCTAGATCATTTAATAAACTACATAATATTTCTAATTTAGCATTTCCAAGTGAATCTAAATTATTTTTGAACGTTGGATCAAGTTCCTCTAAAACATCTCCTGCATCTGTTTCATTTTGTAAAAAGTTTCTTGGAGTTACTCTTGAAAATAAATCATAATATTCTCTAAGTTTAATTCTTTGATCAGCTCTACTATCAGGTTTATTCTTATTATAATAATCAAACTCATCAAGTATTATTGAAGCCTCTGAACTGGTTCCATCATAACAAATGAAACTCTTGCCTGGCGTTCCAACTGAAAACTGTAGATTAAATATATAGATACATGCAAGATATAAAGCAAGGATTGATACCTGATCACCTGTAATTGTAGAAATGGCATTTTCCTCAGGTGTAGTTTCAGACTCTTTCCATTCAAAGTACTGATCTTGAATTGTTCTTACAAGAATAGATACACCACCGTAGAAAGTCCTTTCATCAAATAAAGGTTTAATTGCAAAATAAGGAGAACGAGACGGAAAGTTAATATTATTCAATGGATATAATGCTCTAATATTAGCTTCTGTTTGTATCCAATGTGGATCTCCTTCTGTTAAAAGATCATAAGGAAGATATAATGGAGAATCATCACCAGTGGTTCCAGCAACAATAGTGCCTTTGAACATTAAATCGGTCGGATCTTTTTGTGGCCGATCATCAAACTGAAGATCAAATTCATAGATGTCTAATTCATTGATGCCATAATATTGTAGAACATCAACCATCGTTTGTGGCGTACCTTTCTTTTTATAAAGGTTTACTAAATCTAAAAAGAAATTGACTTTAATCAATAATGGTTCATTAGATATTGGGTCTTTAATACTTGATGAAAGATCATAACCAAAACTTTGAAATAATATATCGAGTTGATCATTCGGTATTTCATAGACATCAGAAATGTTTTGTTGAAAAGTCGAAATTGTTGAATGAGATGCATACCAATCTCTTACCCAAGCTCTCGTTCTTGTATAGTCGGGAGACTGGTGAGCAATGGTATCAATAACTCTGGCAAAATATTCATTCGCTGTTTTCTGATTTGATTTAGAAATCGAATCTAATGCCTCAGTTAAGTCATTTGGCAAATTCATTAAATTATTCCATATTTGCCAAAAATCATCAATGCTTCTAGCCATTCTATCTCCTTAGCAGTCTCGGAACGTAGAAATCCTCGACGACATACATTTATAATATTGATCTATAAGATACGACTCATAACACGATTCTACAAGCTCACAATTGGATATTAACTCTTCGTTATTATATCTGTCAAAGTTACCATTCACTTTTAAATCCAGATACAAGTATATCAGTTGAGACAAGTTAGTGCTTAAACTTCCTAAGCTTGCTTCTAAAACACATATTCCTGATGTTGTATCACAAGTAAAACTAACATTAGTTGAATCAATAACAACTAATGAGAAAGATTCTGTTGCATCAACTCCACAAACAAGGTCAGCTGTTGAATCACAAGTTAATCTTCTATACTCTAGAAGGGCATCTAATAAAGTAAAATCGTCAGATGTTAATGCAAAAATATTATCACCAAGTGATTCTAAATTAACATATTGAGATGAGCCAGGATATATTTGCATCCTATCGAAAACAACGCGAGGGATACAAAATGAATTAGTTTCTTGGAGATATCTATATTCATAAGTATCCTCACAGTAGTTATTATTGAATAACATCTCAATGTATGAGTTATCTGGCATATATAAAATATCAATGTCTGTGGGAGCTGGAATTCTAGATCTACCAACGATAGATTTCTCAATAAGAAACTCATGATACCAATGTTGTAATTCTGGCACAACTGTATAACTTGTTAAAACAGTAGTCATTCTTCCTCTTTGTAGTCCATATCAGTTTTTAGACAATCCTCTGTACTAAGCATGTCTAATATATGAACAAACATTGTTTCTGGATTATAATCATTGAATGTAAATTTTTTGCCATTTTTAGCATCTGTGCTCCACTGACCAGAATGAAATCGTATAGCTTCTTCTAATATATAGAATTGTTCTTCGCTTAATAATTTTGTAAAAGTTCCTTTATTAGATGAAACCATATCTGCAGATGCTCTATCATGAGCATTATCACAATATTTTCTTGTTCCAAATTCGCCATATTTAACTGAATCATGAAGAGCAACAGCTAAAAGAATCTTGTCTCCGTCTAATGTTTTACTTTTATAATTAAATAATCTCATTACTTTATGTGTAGCATATAACATATGATAAACGTGTTCAGCAATGTCTGGCACTTCACCGTTTAACTTTTTGTGATACTTTAATGTGGATGCAACTGGTTTGGTCCAAATATCAGGTAAGATTTGATTTATTCCATTCCAAAGTTTATATCCTTTTTCTGTCAGATGTTCTTCTAATAGATCTTTAATCTTTTCAAAATACATTTTAATCCCTTTCTATTTCCTTCTCTTTTCCATTTTTAAAAACTTCCCATCTAAATATGTACCATCTAGTTATGGGAATGATCAATTCGTTTCCTGTTTTCTTAATTGTAATATATATAAATCTCCAAGTAACTTGGCTTATAACACCTTCTTCTCCATTTATCATAATACGAACATTCTTCCCTAAGTCTTTATTACTTTGAAACATCCAATATGCTGCTAAATTATCATAGTATTTTTTTGCTATTGCAAAGACAACAGCAGCAATAGCAACACCCGCTAACGTTCCCCACGGTATTGAGTTAACTATATCAAGAATAATAGTTTCCATTAAGGTAATCCTCCAACATCATATCCAAGTTGTTGTAAATATAATTTATATCCTGCCTGACTATCTTTCGGTAATTGTATATATGCTTGAAAATAAGCAGGAGGAATCGGTTTCTTCACAGCTGTTTTTGCTGGGTCAATAATCTTTACAGCTTTCGGTGCTAATATCATTTGTTGTCTAGTTAACAACTCTTTTATTGCAAGCTGATTTTGTACAATTGCGCTTGTATTTTGTTTCTGTTCTTCAGCTATTCCCTGATATATAGCTCCAACTGGGCCAAGTACAAAGATAACTACCAATGTAATGATTATAGTAACCCAACCAGGTTTCATAAACCATAGTTTTGGTGGTGGTTCCTTTCTCCAAAACATTTTTATTCTCCTTATAGTAGTAAAAGCATTATAATTATAGATCCAATAGTAATTCCATACAGTCCAGCTTTATGTATTCTGTTGTCCCAATCATGTTCCCATTTTTCTTGGTTAAATGCATTTTCAGAACTAATCCACAACTCTCTATACACTTCTGCCTTTCTTTGCTCCATAGCATAAAGTTCTTTTAATGCATTGATTTGGTCTATATAAGTATTAATTAATATTTCTTGATCAATTACCAATCCTTTATATGTTTTAGCTAACTTTACTACAGCACCAACTTTAGCATACTCTTTGGGTGCTAACATTATATGAGTTGCCTTTGCTTTATCAGCGACAATTTCAAATGATGTGTCAGTCAATTTCTTAACATACATTCGCTTCAAAGGTTCGGGTTTTGGAATCTTATCAAGTTCCTTTTGAATTGAATAAGGAGGCGTTTCATCAAATTTGATCGCCTCTGGTTTAAATGGTTTAATTGGCGCCGGAGCACAAGATATCAAAAATAATCCAATTATTAATATTGTTATAATCTTTTTCATTTTTACATACCTTCCCAGTCCTCATCAATCTGTGAATCAATTGCTGACAGACTATCTTCCTTCAAAGTTTCTTGAATCTCAACTGCCGCTTTCTGAAGTTTCTTTTTAATCTTTTCTTTAGTCTCTTCTGAAGCATGTTCGGAAGCTTCAATTTGAGCAGCGATTACCTTCTGTTCTTTTGATATTACTTTTACTTCATCCTGTAGTCTTTTTTGCTTTTCATCTTTTTTGAATTGATCTAATATCTTATTTTTACCAGACCGACCAAAAAGCTTTGGTAAAAATATAAATAATGCTCCTACTAAACCAACTCCGCCAAGCCCCATTAGAATAGTTTCTGGTCCCATCATTCATCTCCTTTACGGTCTTATTCTTTCAATAATTTCAGTGTTTTCTCTTTTTTCTATATTCAATGAAGTCATTTTTTTAATCTTAAATGTTTCACGAACTACAATAACAGTACCTGCTAAACTAACATTGAATGTGCACCAGGCGATAAATATCTCACCAATATTTTTCATCAGTTTGATTTGATCATGAGTTAACTCGCCCACAAGGATACCCATAAAACGCGCCATAATCCATATAAGCACTCCTGTTGAAACAACAAATGGAGCCATAAAAAACCATACTTTCACAGAAGCTAAATTGTCAAGGCATTTACATCCAAAATCACCCCAGTATTGTTTTGCTTCTTTAGATAATTTCATAGTTACTCCCAATTCAAGATTCTATTTATACTTCAACTTGAATTTTTTTGATTCCTGTATATAATATTTTCTACAAATTTGCCATTTACGTCTTAATCTCCAGTTTAGTCTCAACCCCTACTCCTTTTCATTACTTTTTTCCTACCCACAATCTTGATGATTTCCTTTAAGACATCTGCTGGTTTTCCTGATTTAGCTTGTGTAGATGCTTGATCATAAAGTATTTGTTTAATCTTCGGAGTTGTTGTTCCTAATTTTTCCATTAAAACAAATACTTGTTCCTCAGTTAGATTGTCGATAGTCTGTTTTAAAACTTTTTTCTTTGAAGGTTTTGAAGGTTGTGTAACTATCTTTCTTTCAGTTAATGGTTTCGCTCTGATACTTACAGAAGGTCTTTTTACTCCTCCGCCATCATAAGTATCTTCCATAATTTTCGCTTCAACTCTTACTGGCATCTTCACTTCAATCTCTCCCCGCCAAGGGCTGAAATAATCATTTTCCTCTGTATATAAATCAAGTTGTGCTTCAAATACAGTTCCATTTTTAACTGGTATTTTAACGAGTTCTTTTAACGGAGAAATTACAGCTTGTATCTGTCCTTCTTGAATTATAGCAGGAAACCCAAGTTGAACATTGTCCGAAAGAAAGAATCTAACAAAACCACTGACTTCATCAACATTAGCACCAGATACTTCAACTTCAAATGTAAGGACTTTTTCTTTATTGGGATTTAAATATAACATCTCGTTTTCCTCTTAATGATCATCAATTGTAATCTGTTTAACTACTATTTTTAACTTGTTATGCTTCTTTTTTGTATCTCCAAAAAATACTTTGGTCACATTTACTGAAAACTTTTGTCCATCATCATATTGTTCAGCATATTGATGAACAGGAGGCGCGCCTCCACCTCCAGGAGCTCCACCACAACAATCTCTGAACATTCCCGCTGTTGCTATAGCTACACTCATAAATTTCTCCTTTAAATAACAACTTGTTTCCAGTAACTAAACTGACCACACTCTGTTCCATCCGCTTCAATTCGATAACTTTCTATAATGTTATTATTTGTTCCGACTGATGCGGCATCGGAATATATTCTCACTCTGCCTGAGATCATATTCCCATACTCATCATATATTGGTTCATCTATAAATACATTATGATGTGTCAATCCTAAAGTTTTAACAACTGAATCATAAATATCTGAAATATCTGAATTATAAACTTGAACATCATCTGTTTTACCCCAAGGAAAGTATATTGGCTGTGTAGCCACAACATACCAAGTTCCTTGGAAGTTGGGTGTGAAAATATATTTGTAATTTCCATCACCCAATTCTGAAATTGACCCACTGACTGAACCCGACACTTCACTGCCACCAGGATTATAAACATACAATGTTATAGTTACAGGATTCACGCCTGAAACTAAATTTCCATTGCTATCTGCAATTGTGAAATGTTCTGTTACAGGTTCGTTAATTACACCTTGAAGCATATATTACTCCTTTACAATGAAGCTGGAATTAAACCAGTATTTCTCTTAGTATCCTTAACATCTTGACCGGCAGTATCATCTTGATTTTCATAAGGTTCAAGATCAGTACCCCAAACAGCATCAGAAACTTCTTCAACAGTTCCAATTCCAACTGTTTGTGATTGCGGAGAAACTTGTAGAGTGATTAAAACGGTCCATTGCTGTAAAGTTGGCACAAACGGAAAATCTTCTCCCCCATCAACATACAGGTTGCCATTAACAACTAAAGTATGATTACCTTCCCACGACCTCATCCTCCAATCGTTTGTCAGAAAAAAATACGGTGAAATAGATACGGTGTCTGAAACTGGGTCACCGCCAGTTGTTCTGAAAGCATTTAAATATTTTGCATTGTCAGATTCTATAACCCATTGTTTCCACCAAGAGTAAACATCTTTTGTACTTAATTCTGTTATACCTGTATTGACGATAATCAATCTTGCTGTGCCGTCAAAGGTAACATCTGCCATGTAGTTTCTCCTCTATTGATTTCATCATATTAATATTGTGGGGGAATTATTCCCCCACAAATAATATGGCTAAAATAGACAATTCACTTATTCACTTATACTGGGTTACTGTAATTTCTTTCTAGTGGCGCAACTAATGAATATGTTTGACCTTTCGCTCTGGAAATAGTACCTGTAGTTGAAACATATTGAGCAGTATTTAACCCAATAGCAACAATAGTTATATCAGCATCTGTTGCTTTAGTTCTTCCACCTTGTTCATTATTATCATAATCATAGGTAAACCCATATGATGGTGCTCCACCCACTAACCCTATAATCTCATTCGCAGTTGAATCTGATGCATCTTCAACAATGATCGCATCTTTGGTACCATAATCACCACTTGGATTTGTTGTATAGAACGTCCAGAAGAAAGCATCGTTATCATTCGATAAGTTATCATTGAACAGAATAGAACCAGTTGCAACAAATGGATAGAATCTTATTACACCATTATCATCAGTAAAGAAAATGCTGTTTGTATCGTCAACATGATTATTTTCGATAAACACCCCACCAAATGAAGTTAATTGGGTATAAAGATCAGTACCCACAAATTCTAACAATTCATCTGTTACTGATCCCCAAACGTATAAGAAATCTGAGCCGCTATCAATATCTGCATCCTGTCTTAACAAGTATTGAATCTTTTCATAAACAAATTCTTTTTCAAGACTAGCTGCATCAATAATAACGTGGAATGGATATGATATTCCACCAACGTCTATATTTTGCACAGTATTGTAGTATGAAACAGTAATTGTAGAATAAGCTGCTCCGGTATCTGTCTCAATATCATTATCACTAGCACTGATATTAGCATCCGCAGCATTTGATAGAGGTAGAGCATATTTTCTATATGTTAGACTTGATAAGTTCTGCTCAGCTAACAGGTCATAACTATCATATGTCTTCCCCTGCTCTCTTAAGTAAACTTTGAAGAAAGTAGAGTAGTCATATACACCATCTTCAAAAAACTGAATCCCTTGGTTTACTTCTCCAGTTAAATTTATAAATAAAACTGCAGTTTGATCAGCTTGTTGTATATAATAAGCTCGGTCATTATTTGAATCATCGAACGAACCAAGTGTGGTTAAGTTAAAGAACTGTTTAAATGTAGTTCCTGCGTCTGTTACTGCCCAACCACCATCTCGAATAAGTAATTCTGAGGTTGAGTCTAAGAAATCCCAACCATTAATTAATTCGAACTGTTCATCGGTAATTGGTGTGAATGGAAATAGTACTGGGATCAGATCCGCATCGTACCTCCATTCTTCTTTAATAAATGAATACACAGCTTTTAATGAAACTCCATCATCAGACAAATTACCTGCGTGTAGCAGAGCAATTGTTTGGGCTGTGGCATCTATTACAACCTCAGTTCCCTGGTTGAGATCATCTGGGTCAACTATTTTAGCCATTTTAATTATCTCCTATTTATTTTTTCTTTAGTATTAAAGTGTTATTCATATTTTTAAATATGAGTCCTTTTTTAATTTTTTTAACGTGTTCTATTTTAATTTCCTTAGTTAAACTATACAGTTTAATTTTGACTATGTTGGGTTTTCATAAACCCTATCTATAGATAATGATATAACAATAGGTGCAGCTGCCGAATTGGATGATGAAGGATGAGTTAGAGTCTGAGTAAAATATAAAAAATCTAAACTCAAAGTTACAATTCTAGCATCTGTCCCAGAAATAGTTCCATTAAATGTATATTTTTCTGTTCCATCTGAAGTTTCGACTCCATACAATTCATTATCATTTGAATCGTAAATTCTAAATTCAGCATTAGTAACAATAGTACCACCTGAATCCTGTATTTCAAAATACCAGTCAATAGCTTGAATAATAACCACTGTTCCCCCATTTGGAGCAATATACGTTGGGGAATTTCCACCAATTACATTAATCGTTAATGTTCCTGTGTCTAAAAATATTATATCATATTCATTTCCAGAAAATCCTAAGTTTGTATAATTAAATGTTCCATTAGTATCATGCCTTATAGCATAAAAATTGTCATTGAAGTCACATCCTTCAATATCTATATCAGCATTCCATAGCATTGCTGCATCTTGAGATGTTGAATCAGCAACAGAAGAGCTAATAACACACTGTCTAATAGGAACAGCTCCTGGATCAAAAACTCCACAACTAGTAAAAATATTTCCTGTAAATACGTGATTGACAGCATCAGTAGAATCAGTAGCAAGCAAAATACCATTTGTAACATCACGAAATGTTGTATCTTGTATATCTAATTCTTCAACTCCACCATCACTGAAATCACAAAGAGCTCCAGGTCCAGCAGATTGGATAGAACAAGTATCCAAGATAAAATGCGTCTCATCTCCTGGTGTTCCCGCTCCAACTGTTTTTAGATAGTATCTATTATCTCCAACAAATCTATCTTCAAAAATAATAGTTGATCCGATTTCATGAAACCAACTAACTCCAGTATTTGAACCAAATGTTAATGGTCCTTGAAGTCCATATACTCCAGTAGCAAGTTCTCTACAAATGCCATATGCTTTTTGGTTAGTGTCTGATTTATCATCATCGTATATTTCTAAAAAAGTCCCTCTGTCGCCTGTAGTTCCGCCTATAACAATTAACCCATCTGCTCCATGTCTTATAATATCCACAAAGCTATTTTCAGTTCCACCAAGGGCTTTAGCTAGATTCTTATGTTGTACTCCAATAGTTGTAATATTTACATAATCAATATTCCCAAGAGTACCAGCCCAATTTGTAGTATATGTTGTTGGAAGTATTACTGTATCAACAAGTAAACATTGCCAACCAACGCTCGCACCATCATATCTAAAAGCAGCTTGATCTGAACCTGCTAAATGAAAAGCTTCTCTATCTGGAGTAACATCTCCAAGAATTAAACCAATACCTCCATTTTGAATAGTATCTTGAATACCATTAGCAAGAGTCCAGACATATACAAGTGTATCACTCAAATCTGCAGCAGCTTCTGTAGCATATATTTCGTCTGTTGAAACACCAACAGCATGACCAATACTTCCAGATAATTCAACTGGCGGTGGATCAGCAGTGTAAAGTTCAACTTTACCAGTTGAGCTTATCCAATTAGTATCATCATCTCCCTCGTTCCAAATGGATCTAGTATCACTTATTGTTACTGCCATTGTTTAATCATCCTATCATATAATATCATTGATGCTACTTGGTGCGGCCAAAGTAAAGATTTTTCTGCTGGTGTTTGTATGTGTAATGATAAGTCTCCTTTTTCCTTATAAACCATAGGTGATGTGCCATTTTTACCAAATATATATAATACATTTTCAGGATGAATGAAATCTTGAAGTTCTGTATCTCCTTCTATGTCAATAAAAACTTTTTTTACATCATTGTTTTCTTCCAGTATTCCTTTAATTGTTTTTCTTTCTGTTACAAATTTAGATAATATACCAGATACCGGACTCATAAACAATTCATCAATTTCAAACTCATGAATGACCATCTCCCATAAATCAATTTCTCTTATAGGAGTATCCCAGCCCATTTCCCACATTCCAGCTAATTTAATCATTATTCAATCTCCGTTATTTTAAAAAGTTTCAATTTATCACCATATATAAATTTCTCTTTTAAAGCGTCTGTTGAATCATCTTTTTTAACAATAAATTGAATTTCTAAACTATGATAACCTTTTGGTTGTAAATCATCTCTAAAATCTTTTAACATTTTTTGTAATCTATCAGAAAAATGTTTCCATAAATATAGGAATTCATCTCGATCTTTTTCTTCATCGAATTTATCTTCTTTCGCTTTCATTTCTTTTTCTTTTT